CAAAAGATATTGGTTTAGTAGATGGTTTAAAAATAGCAAATAGTTGGATTAATGTCAATGGTTATAAAGATTATAATTTAGTGCATAAACACCCTCACAGTATATTAAGTGGTGTTTATTATGTGTCAGTACCTAAGGATAGTGGTAGAATAGTCTTTGAAAATCCTGCTTACGAAACTATGATTTATGACTGGCATTTAGAGAGAATAAAAGACTTTACGGTTCATAGTTCAGCAAAATGGTTTTATGAGGCACGTGTGGGGCGATTGTATATCTTTCCTAGTTGGTTAAATCATTTAGTTGAACCTAATCTCAATAAAAAAGAAAAGCGTATTTCCATATCGTTTAATTTAGTGTAATTGCCTAAATAATCATACACATCATCATTGTATATTCCACAACAACTGGCCTGTTTACACGAAAGGACATATCTTATGCCTAAATGGCCTAGATTGGTAAGTCTAAAGAAAAAGGCACCCAAAGTACCTGACTTTACTTGTATTCACATTGATAACATTATTGATAAATTAGAGAAGTTGGCCTCAGACGAGAAATTGTTGACAAAGGCACAACTTACGAGATTACGTAATAGTTTAGAACGATTACGAAGTTCTAATGATAAATTACGAGATAGTGGTATATTCTGGTATGAGGAATACAAGAAACTACTGGATCGCTTGAAGCAATCAAAGTAAAGGCCGTTGAGCCACCAGCCGTCGGAAACTCGGAATTTCTCTATTGCCTTTTCAATAAATAGTGTATATAAGAGAGAAATATGGCAAACATTTTTAAACCGAAATATGGCGATGGCCATAAGATTGTACTGAAATCAAACATAGCAAGTAATGTAAAGTCCATTTTAGTTAAGAATGGTTTTACTCCTGGTAAGAGTGTGTTTGATATTGTACGTAAACCAATTAGTCAAAAGCAAATCAAAGCATTTGTTCTATTTGGAGCTGGTGGCGAAACCATAGATTTAAGGGTAGAAAATACTACGAAGATTTATCGGTTCAAAGGAGCAAAGACAACCATACAAAATCTATTCGATCACTTCGGTAAAGGTACAGGCAAATCAGCAACAGACAAGAAGACACAAACCAAAGAGTTGGTTTCTATGTGTATAATGGAACAGAATTTACGATTTGGTAAAACCATAGATGAGGACTTTGTTGAAGATTGTTTACCAAAAGACTTAAAACAATATTATACATCTGTCTATTACAGTTCAGCTTTATCACAATTACAGGCCTTTAAAAACAAAATGGGTACCAAGTTTAGAGGTGATTACATCTATGAAAGACAAGCATTTAATGTCACAAAGAAGATGTATGAAGTGGCACAAAGTTTATCAGGTCTACAGAAAGATAACTGGAACCCAGCCGACATCTGGTTGATTAAAAGAGGTTTTAGTTTAAAAGACATTGAGAGTTCTAAGAACATTGAAGAATTAAATATGAAATTAATACAGGCCTATAAGAAAGGCCAGTTAGTAGGCATATCATTAAAACAAGTCACTACAAGTAGAGGTCAAATTAGTTTCATCAATGAAAAACCAGGACAACGACCTGAAGTCAATATGAATTTTGATTTTACTCGTATGTCTTTATCAGAAACATTTAACAATGCCATCATAGAAACAAAAGATAAGTTTGGTGTTCGTATTGGTTATAAAGCGGCCGCTGATAATTACAATGTATATTTGGAAGGCAGAATGATAGGATCAGGTGTAAACATTGGTGCCGTAAATGCCAAAGAGTTTCCAGGTTATGTAAAAGAAAGATATGGTTATACAGTAAGAAAAGAACCTGTTGAACCTGATGTGCAAAAAGACTTTGAAACAGCAAGAAAAGAGTATGCTGAAATATATAAAAGATTTTCACCACAACTGTTATCAAACAAGATACAAAACTATAAAGACTTGATTGCCACTTATGAGAAGTCACCTGTCTTTATGAAAAAGAGATTTATTAAGTTAATTACATTTATCTACCCTTATCTCATATCAGCATTTAAAAAAGGTGGTGATAAAGAGTTCAGAAACTTTATGATGTGGAATTACTTTCAAGCCAAGAAGATTACAGACAAAGGTGGCTTTTACATTTTATTATCTTAATAAATAAACATATGACTTTGATTTTTAAATGGTTGTTCATACCATACTTGTTAGTCATTCTATTTGCTATGTTTTTAGGTAAAGATGGAGTTTCTGATATAGCAGAAAACAATTTAACGGAAGAATATTTTATTATAATGTTCTTTTTAATAATAATAGACACACAAAGGATAATAATAAAATGGCTAACACATACGCATTAAATTGGTTACCTAACGCTGGTAACTTCCAAGAATATCCATACGAAACTGAATGGCTAGAATGTGATTGGAAATATGTACACGATACAATTCACCTAGTTACAGCATTTTGGTACCCTTGGATAGATACATCTTCGTACAAATATAATATATAAATAATTATATCGTTCATCCCAAAAGGACGGAAGTAGGCGTATGCCGAAGGAACGCACCTAACTTTAACTAAAGGAGGGTGTATGACAGACAGGTTCACCCATTTATTCAAAGCTAGAAACAAAGAACACTTAAAAGAAGAAAAAACAAAAGTGTTATTTGGTGCTAGAAAAGAAGTTGATATAAATGGAGAAGGCACATCTGGTTATGTTGTAAAACACGGAGCCAATAAAGGCAAAGTGTTAGGACACGTAATGAGAAAATCTACAAACAACTGGTAAAAGTTGTATAAATAACTATACCACACCAAGAGAGCTTCGGCTCTCTACGAGAGGTGAGTTCCTCCACACACACTCACCTCTCACTTAATCAAACATAATAGGAATTTTGGTACAGGCGGATTGAATCGAACAATCAACCTCTGGTTCCACAAACCAGCGCTCTAACCAATTGAGCTACGCCTGCTTAAAAGAAAAACGTATAAACAAGTCCGATAGCATTAACGGCTAATAAAGTGGCATTGGTTACAATTAACGACCACTCTTTCCACATAAAACTTACAATCAACCAAAATACACCACCAAGTCCTGTAATCAAAGGTCCTGCTGGATATATGTTAACAGCATTTAGTCCACAACCAACAATCAGTAAAGCTGTGGCTATCCATTTTAAATAATTATCTATTTTCATCTGTAATATATGGCAAAACTATCGGCATAGGCCATATGAACATAATCCCTAGGTCTTCTATAACCTGGTTTTGAATTGCCTCTATATCTAATTCGTAAAGGTTTTACTTTTTTAGAAACCTCTTTAAACAAAGGTAGATACTTCATAGGTATTCCTTTGGCTATACCACTTTCGTTTGGATGTGCCTTGTATTTTTTAGCCAACACATTGGCCACCTTTTTAAGTTTTTGGTAATAATCAGTATTCATAACTTTATCAGCGTACAACATAGTTTCCTCCTATTTTAAATATAATGGACCAGTCCATTGAATTGGATAATTTCCAGTTAATACATTTCCTCTTGGTGAGTTTAAAGCAGGAGCATTCCAGCCAGCCGCTTTTAATATATCACCTTTTTTAAAGTGTTTAAAATCTTCTTTTACGATAAAACAAAAAACACCAGTATCTTGTACAACCTTGATGTACTTCTTACCTTGTGAAACTTTTGTTTTTTTATCCCATAAACCAGTTTGTTCTAAAGAATAACCAGTTAGTTCTTTTGTACCATTATTAGTTGACATTCTTACATAGTCGGCTTTTGCGCCAGCCATCATAAATTTAATGCCTTCTTCTAATGTTTCGCATTTTTGTGATACTTTTATCATAGTGTTATTGTCCTTTTTTCATTGTTAATACGGTTAATATACCAGAAATTATCATAATTGTCAAGCAAATAAAAAAGGCTGTCCAATTTTCATTACCGATACAAGCTCCGCCACAATCCTCGATTGTACCAACTGCTAAAATAGCAGCCAAAATAGTTGTAATACCAAAAAAGTTTGTCATAGTGTATTTTCCTTTGTTTTTCATTGTTTATACGACCATAATACCACATAAATATCGTAAAGTCAAGCGAAAAAATCAAAAAAATGATAAAAAAAACATTAAAAATTACTATTTTTATTACATTTGTTCTTATTTTGTTCTCATCTTGTGTTCCTAAAATTGAAAATTGTAAATTTTTACCAAAAATTGAGTTGGGAAGTGAAGAAAATAACGAATCAGTTGATAAAAATGTTGGTACAAAAGAAAAAATCAATAAAATGATAGAAAATAGAACAACAAGCGCTACGGCAAGTTGTAATTTTTAAGATAAATAGTTAAAAAAAAGAGGAAAAATGTCTTATTGTCAAAATTGCGGTCATAAATGTCATTGTAAAGGCTATTGTTTTCAAAATTATGGCGAAAAAGAAGAAACTTTGTGTTGTGTACATTGTAGGCACAAAGAAAATGAAGAAAAAATTGAAATAAATGAAGATTTATTTAATGGAGCATAAAAAATGAGTAAAATGAGAAAATTTTTGTTTTGGAATGAAGCGGGTGAAGAAAAAGAAGTAGAAAAATTAAGTTTGAAGACGGCAGTTAAGGCAATTCAAGCAGATTTTAAAGACAAATTTATTGGTGTTGAATATATTAGTAAAAAAGGTAAACAAATGATTGAAACTATCAAGTTACCTTGGGGAAGAAAGAAAAAATTAGGTAAATAATGCCTGCTGTTTGTAGAAAAGGAGATACTCTCTCTACAGGCCATTCTTGTGTAGGCACAACTACATTGGATACACCTGGACAATCTACAGTCAGAGCAAATGGTATATTAATCGCTAGAGTAGGCGATCCAACTGTTTCTCATCCAGCGCCACCTTTACCACCTTGTCCGCCTCACGTAAGATTTGTTAATGTAGGTTCATCAACAGTTCGTATAGCAGGAGCATTTGTGGCTCGTGTAGGAGATTCTGCTGATTCAGGCAATATGACTAGTGGTTCTTCCAATATATCTTGTGGATAATGTATAAATATTACCACTATGGCAATATATGACGCTTCAAATACGAATAAGAGTAAACGTACAGCTAGGAAGTTCTATAAAGATTTAGATTTAAATTTTACAAGAAATCCTGTCACTAATGATATAACAAAAATTGAAGATGTTGACGCTGTAAAGAGAAGTGTTAAAAATTTAGTTCAAACTAATCTATATGAGAGACCTTTTCATCCAGAATTAGGTTGTGGTATTAGAGAATTACTTTTTGAAAATTACTCACCAATTATTGGTATATTTTTAAAAAGAAAAATTAGTGAAGTTATAACTGCTTATGAGCCTAGAGCTTCATTACAAGATATTGCTTTAGAAGATGACGCAGACAGAAATAGATTAAAAGTTTCTATCTATTTTTATGTACAGAATATACCTGAACCTGTATTAGTAGAAACATATTTACAAAGGCTAAGATAAAATGGCAACAAATAAATTATCAGTATCAGAATTAGATTTTGACCAAATCAAATCGAATTTAAAAACATTCTTACAAAGTCAGGCTGAATTTTCTGATTATAATTTTGAAGGTTCTGGTTTTTCAATTCTCTTAGACTTACTTGCTTACAATACACACTACCTAGGTTTCAATGCTAATATGTTAGCAAATGAAATGTACTTAGATAGTGCTGACATAAGAAAAAATATAGTTTCAATTGCTAAGATGTTAGGTTATACTCCAACATCAGCAAAAGCTCCTTCAGCGTCAATTAATATTTTAGTTAATAATGCTTCAGGCGCTTCTTTAACAATGGCCAAAGGTACTGTGTTTACAACTTCAGCAAATGGCACATCATATCAATTCGTAACTAATGCTTCTCACACAATTACACCTTCAAGTGGTGTTTATCAGTTTTCAAGTATTCCAATTTACGAGGGCACTTTAACTACTTTTAAATATACAGTTAACACTTCCGATCCTGACCAAAGATTTATTATTCCAAGTGCTAATGCTGATACAACAACTTTAAAAGTTCAAGTTCAAAATTCTTCAAGTGATTCAACAACAGCAACATACACAGCAAGTTCAACATACACAAGTTTAGATTCAACTTCAAAAGTTTATTTCTTACAAGAAAGTGAAAACGGAAAGTTTGAAGTTTATTTTGGTGATGGTGTTGTAGGTAGATCATTAAGTAATGGTAACATAGTCATATTAGAATATGTTGTTACAAATAAAGCAGAAGCTAATGGTGCTTCTACATTTGCTTTATCAGGTTCAATAGATACTTTTTCTAATGTTACAATCACAACAGTTTCATCAGCACAAGGCGGTGCTGAACCACAATCAAAAGAATCAATTAAGTATAATGCTCCTTTACAATATTCAGCACAAGATAGAGCAGTCACTACATCTGATTATGAAACAAAAGTTTTAGAATTATATCCTAATGCTCAATCAGTTTCAGCTTGGGGTGGAGAAGATGACGAAACACCTGTTTATGGTGTTGTTAAAATTGCTATTAAGGCCGCTTCAGGTTCTACACTAACAGATACAACTAAACAATCTATTGTAACATCACTTAAAAAATTTAATGTTGCTTCAGTTAGACCAGAGATTGTTGATCCAGAAACAACATCATTATTATTAACTTCAAATGTTAAGTATGATGAAAAGGCTACAACTAAAACAGCTGATACTTTAAAATCAGAAATTACAACAGCGTTATCTAATTACAGTTCAAACACATTACAAAAGTTTGATAGTATGTTTAGATATTCAAAAGTGGTAGAATTAATTGATGATGTAGATACTTCTATTTTATCTAACATCACTACATTGAGAATAAGAAAAAACTTTACACCAACACTTGGTTCATCTACACGATATAATATTTACTTTAGAAACTCATTATATAATCCACATTCTGGCCATAGATCAGAATCAGGAGGTATTTTAAGTTCAACTGGATTTAAAGTCACAGGTGATACAACAAATGTTTATTACTTTGATGATGACGGCCAAGGTAATATTAGAAGATTTTATTTTGTAGGTTCAGTTAGAACATATGTAAACAATACACAAGGTACAATTAATTATACTACAGGTCAAATTACAATTAATTCTTTAAATGTTTCTAGTGTAGAAAATATTAGAGGTTCTGCTTCAACGGTTATTGAGTTGACAGTACAACCAAACTCAAATGATATAGTTCCTGTAAGAGATCAGATTTTAGAAATAGATACAGCAAATTCATCTATCACAGTTCAAGCAGATACTTTCGTTGGAGGTTCAGCTGACGCTGGTGTAGGTTATACAACTTCATCAAGTTATAGCACATAAAAATGGCCACATTCAAAGATAAAATATCACACCTGATAAACTCGCAGGCGCCAGAGTTCGTTATCGAACAGCACCCTAAGTTTTTAGAGTTTGTAAAAACATATTTTACCTTTATGGAATCTGCCGAGTTAGTAGTAACTTCGGTACAAACAACAGATGGCATTCAATTAGAAACAGAAACAGCTCAATCAAATACTTTATTGTTAGATGGTTCTCGTATTGATTCTGATAGAACACAATTAGATTCTGGTGATAAGATTATTTTAGAAAGTTCATCTTTTGGTAAGTTTACTAGAGGTGAAACAATCACAGGTCAAACTTCAAAAGCAACAGCAACTGTAATCGCTGAAGACTTATCAAACGGAAGATTATTCATATCAGCACAAGATAAATTTAAAATGGGTGAAACTGTTTTAGGTGGTTCTTCAAATGCTTCTGCTGTCATCAATAATTATAAACCAAATCCTGTAACAAACATACAAGAGTTATTAAACTTTAGGGATCCAGATAAAGCAATTTCAAATTTCTTAACTAAATTTAGAAACGAATTTTTAAATACATTACCTGAGAGTTTAGATACTGGTGTTAATAAAAGAAAATTAATTAAAAATGTAAAATCACTTTACAGAGCAAAAGGTACTAATAGAGGCCACGAATTATTTTTTAGATTATTATTTAATGAAGATTCTGAAACAATCTATCCACGTGAACAAATGTTAAGAGCATCCGATGGTCAATGGGATACTCAATTAATAATGAGAGCGATACAAACAACATCTCAATTATTAACAGGTGATACATCTAGTTTAGTAGGCCGTACTATAACTGGAGAAACTTCAGGTGCTACAGCCATAATTGAAAACGTATTTAAGTTTCAAGTAGGTTCAAATTTAGTTACAGAATTTATTTTAAATGAAGATACTATAACTGGTACATTTCAAACAAACGAAGTTATTAGAGGTACAGAAAGTGATGATGATGATTTTTTTATCAAGGCTACTATAACAGGTATTCCTAACTCAGTTACAATTACCAATGATGGTTCACTATATAATTCAGGCGAAACTGTATCGGTAACAGGTGGTGGCCAAGGAGCAATTATAAATGTTGACTCTATTGGTAGAGGAAGTTTAACAGATTTTTATATAGATGATGGTGGTTCAGGTTATGAAATTGGAGATAATATTATTTTTAACAATACTGATACAGGTGGTGGAGCTGCTACAGCAAAAGTATCCGTTGTAAACGGTGGATTAAGATTAGAAGAAGGTACGGAATCAGAATCAACTAGTCATATTGTTTTAGAAGATGAAACTACAAGAGGTGATCCTTACACAGGAAATAAAATCGTACAAGAAAGCGGAACAGGCTCTGGTGATATAACAGATATAAGAATTATAAATGCTGGTTCAAATTATCTATCTCTACCAATTGTAACTGTAGATGATACAAATGGTTCAGGTGCTTCAATACACACATACGGTTCTGAAATTGGTAGAATATTATCTTTGAAAGTTGTAGAATCAGGTGCTGAACATCAACAATCAGCTACACCTCCAACTTTAACATTGAGATCAAAAATTTTAATTTTAGCAAAATCAGGTAATTTTATAACAAGTGAAACAGTATCAGGCATAGCATCCGATTCAAGTGCTGTTACAGCTACAGTTGTATCTTTTGATGCTGATAGAAACATTTTAACTTTAAGTGGTGCTACAGGCACATTTGCTAACGACACTACAATTACAGGCGATACTAGTGGTGCTACTGCTACAGTTAAAGTTACCGATCAAGCTACAGCAACAGCTACAGTTGGTGCTACAGCAAATACAGCAGGTGCTTTTATAAATGAAGATGGTCACGTTTCAGAAACAACAATGAGAATACAAGATAGTTTATACTACCAAGATTTCTCTTATGTGATTAAAGTTGGTCGTACAATTAATGACTGGAGAGATTCATTTAAGAAAACAATGCACTCAGCTGGTTTTTATTTTACTGGTCAAGTTAACATAGTTTCACAAGTAAGTGCTCAAATTCAAAGTATCACAGGACTTAATTCAGGTATTGAATACTCTGGTCCAGCACTTATACTTAATACTCTATTCTCAACAATATTTGGTAGAAGATTAGGAACAACTACAGATGGTACATCTTTAAGAGTTAATCCAGAATTAGGAGTTGATCCAGACTTCACAGACTCTACTAGTACACCATTAAGTAAAACTACTAGAGATTTAACTTTAAGTCAAATCATCACATTAAATATACAGTCTAAACCAAGAATTACAGTTAGAGATACAGAGCTTAAATACGGATATGCTGTTATGCCTCCTAGAATGAAGTCTATTAATAACTATAAATTCAGTCTTTTTAGTGGTAGTGGTATCGCTCAAACAGGGGCTGCTGGGGCAGATAGTTCAGTTAGAAGTTATATCCAGCCTATGCAATTGGCCGATTGGGCAAACCATAGAATAATAGGTACTCAAAATACATCAATTGATGGTGAGATTGTACAATTTAGAGATTATGCCGTAGATGACTTAAAAACTTATATAGCTTTACCTACGGAAATTACAATAAGCTATAGTTAACGAGTATAAATATAAATAAGATTAAGAGGAATATATGCCAGCGATTATAACAAACAAATTTAGAATCCATAATCAGGAACAATTTGTTGAGTCTTTTTCAGAAGCTTCAGCAAATGTGTACTATATGGGTATCGGTAGACCACAAGCGTGGGCTACATCTACAAGAGGTGATAGCCGTACTCAATATGAGGGTACAGACGCTTCTCCATTAACACCAGTTGATTCAATATCACAAGAGTTTCACGTATTTGATGACCTTTTAGCAGCTAAAAGAGTTACAAGTTCAGACGTTTCAGTTGTAATTCCAAGAAGAAATTGGACAACAGGAACAGTTTACGATTATTACAGACACGACTATGGCCATTATGTTACTGGTTCTACTTCAAGTGTAGTTACAGCAAATAGTGGTGCTACTGCTTTATATGATTCTACTTTTTATGTTTTAACCGAAGACTTTAATGTTTACAAGTGTTTAGATAATAATAGTGGAGCTAACTCAACAGTAAAACCTACTGGCACATCAACATCAATTTTATCAACAGCTGATGGTTATAAGTGGAAATTTATGTACACTTTATCAGCAGCTCAAAGAACAAATTTTTTATCAACAGACTTTATGGCTGTTGCTACAGACTCAACAGTAGCTGCTGCTAATACAGATGGTGCTATTGATATAGTAAAAATTAAAACAGCAGGCTCTGGTGGTACAGATGGTACTCACACAGGTATTGCTATAAAAGGTGACGGTTCAAGCGGAACAGTTTCAGTTACAGTTTCATCAGGAGTTGTGACAGCAGTTACAGTTACAGCAGGCGGTACTGGTTATACTTACGGTTATATTCGAAACGCTGATATAGTTTCAGCTGGTGCTACAGGTTTAAGTGGTGCTGAATTAGATGTAATCATAGGTCCAAAAGGCGGCCACGGTGAAAACGCTATCGAAGAATTAGGTGGATATTTTGTAATGTTAAATACAAACTTTGAAGCTGCTGAAACTTCAAACTCTGGTGACTTTACAACAGCTAATGATTTTAGACGAGTTGCATTGATGAGAGATATTTTATCAGCAAGTTCAGCTGCTACAGCTACTACATTAAGAGGTACTAAAGCAATATTAGTTACAAGTCCATCAGGTTCATTTACAGTAGATGAAGAAATTAATCAAGCAACAACAGGTGCTGTGGGTAAAGTTGTAGAATGGGATAGTTCTAACAATATTTTATATTACATACAAACAAGATTTAATGATGAAGGAATAGATAGTGACGGTAATCTAACAGCGTTTTCTGGTACTAATACTATCACAGGACAAAGTTCAGGAGTTACCGCTACACCTTCAAGTTCAACCACAACTGTAGATAATATTTCATTTACAAGTGGATATAATTCTGGTGAAATTGATGCTGATACTGGTGATGTTCTATATATTGAAAATAGATCGCCAATCACAAGAGCTTCAGACCAAACTGAGAATGTTAAATTAATAATTGAATTTTAGAGGGAAATAAATGCCAAGTCCAACAGACTTTAACCTCTCGCCTTATTATGATGACTTTACAGAGTCAAAGAAGTTTCATAGAATACTTTTTAGACCGTCATTTGCAGTTCAAGCGAGAGAATTAACACAAGCACAAACAATTTTACAAAACCAAATCGAAAGAGTTGGCGATCACCTTTTCAAACAAGGTGCGATGGTTATTCCTGGTCAAGTTTCAATTGACACAAATTATTATGCTGTAAAATTATCTAGTATAGAAAGTGGTGCTACGTTATCTAGTTTTGCTACAGGAGATATTTTAACTGGCGGCACATCTGGTGTAACTGCTGAAGTTGTAAATAGAGTAGCTACAGACGGTACTGATCCAGATACTTTATATGTAAAATATAATAAAACAGGAACAGATAATGCTGATTTAGTTTTTGCTGATGGAGAAACTTTAACATCTAACGCTGACACACCTGTTACTTGTGTTGTATCTACAACTGCTACAGGTTCGGCTGCTGGCGTATTACAAGGTGTTTATTACATAAATGGTTTTTTTGTTCAAGTTGATGCTACAACATTAATACTAGACAAATACACAAATACTCCATCATACAGAATAGGTTTTACAGTTACAGAATCTTTTGTAACTCCAAATGATGATTCAAGTTTAAATGACAACGCTGCTGGTTCATCTAACGTAAATGCTCCAGGTGCTCACAGATTTAAAATACTTTTAACATTAGCTAAAAAAACATTATCAACTACGGAAGATGAAAACTTTTTTGAAATTGCTAGAGTTGAAAGTGGTGTAATTAAAACAATTGTTAGAAATACAGAATATGCTGTATTAGAAGATACACTTGCTCGTAGAACATTTGACGAATCAGGCGATTATGTTTTAACTAATCCTGACTTTGATGTAAGAGAACACTTAATATCAGGAAACAATAGAGGTATTTACACTTCAGGAAATGGTGGAAGTTCATCAAAATTAGCAATTGGTGTTTCTCCTTTTAAAGCATATGTAAAGGGTTATGAAAACGAAAGATTAGGTACAACTTTTGTTGACGTAGATAAAGCAAGAGATTTTGAAACGGCTAATAATCACAAAACAAGATTTAACGTAAAAAATTATATTAACGTAACAAACGTTTATGGTACACCTGACATTGGTTTTGTATCAGGTGATGTTGAAGCTTTTAAAACAATTAATTTATATGATACAGCTACAAGTGTTAGAGGTACGGAACAATCTACAATAGGTGTTTCAGTACCACAAATTGGTAGAGCAAAATCTCGTGGTTTTGAAACTGTATCAGCTTCAGAAAGTTTAGATATAAATGATACTAGTTCAATATACAGACATTACTTGTTTGATATTGAAATGTTTACACACTTAAATGCTTTAGGTACAGCTTCATATACTACTGGAGAAATTGTATCAGGAGCTACTTCAGGTGCTACAGGTGTTGTTCAAAGTATTACAGCAACAAAAAATACACCTGTCACTTCTATTTCTGTTGCTAGTCCAGGTGTTGTAACTTTAGCTTCACACGGTATTAAAGATGGCCAACAAGTTTATTTAACAGGTGGTACTTGGCAAATTGATTCAACTGCTACAAGTGATAGTACAATTTATACAGCTAGAAATACAACAACAAACACATTTGAATTGTATGAGTCAAACGGAACAACTGCTGTAAATGTAACTTCTTTTAGTGTTGCTCCAACTTTAGAACACACAACAATTGTTGTTTCAAATGTAGAAGGTACATTTAGTGCTGGAGAAATTATATCTGGCCAAACTTCAAGTGCGTCTTTAACTCTACAATCAGACGTTTTAGGATTTACTGCTGTTAGAACAAGAGAAATATCTGCTGTTAAACAAATTGGTATGGCAGGTTCTCCTACTTATACTGCTGATACTGTATTAACATCTACTTACGGAGATAATTATACTTTAAAAGGAAACATAACAGT